TTTCTTCTTCAATTTCTTTTGCAATTTGTTTTTGTTGTTCTGTATTTTGTCTCAACACTTTATTTCTTATATACGCCTTTGAATAATACTCTCCCTCATAATTACTTATGTCGTCAAGAAGACTTAACCGTTCTCTTTCTATTTCTAAATCTTTTAATTCAGCAAAATAATTATCTACCGCAAAATTATATTTTATACTTTGAGATATATCTTCCCATTCTTCTACTGTAAGAATACCTTTTAATATTAAATTTTTCTTTAATAAATCACTAAATAAATTAGAGAATTGTTTTTTTATTTTATTTATAAATTTATTAAACTTTACTTCATCCCTTGAAATTTCTGTTGCTCTTCCAAGTTCAAATCCTGTATCACTTTCAAATCTACTGGAAGGAATATTTAATGCTTTATATAATTTATGTTTAAAGTAATCTATATCTTCCATTTCTGTATAAAATTTTGAATTGCCACCGATTGATGATATTTGTGTCCCATCACCGTTTCGTTTTGGTATCCAATAATCCTCTAGCATTGACATAAATTTTTTATCTGTTTTTACTTCACCTGTACTAGCGTCATATACCATTTTATTTTTATACTTTGATATAAGAGATTGAATATATTGCTCGCCATTTTCTTTAGATAAATTGCCAACCTCAACCTCAAAAACTAAACGTTCAGGTGCTCTGGCAAGTCTGTAAATAATTAAACTATCTTCGAGCATTTTTAATTGATTTAATGGTTTTATAGATTTATGAAGATAGGATAAAATCATTTGTTTTGAAAAATCATATAATCCTGAATGGATAAATGTTATAGTGTCAAGATTTAATTTTACGTTGCTTTCATTATCACTGGTAAAAAAACCTTTTTGCGAATAAAGATAAAACTCTTCCAAAACTTTGTATGTCAATACTCCATCAGTTCTAGCATTTTCATATACAAGTTTCTTTTTTATTTTTCTAGGGTCTATATACTGTAAAGATTGTATCCCTAACTTTGGTTTATCCACATCTATCACGTTTAAATAATATAACCTTCCGTCTATATAAAATCTTCTAAATATATCATCGCCTTGATTATTAAAATCTAAAAGCTGGAGTATTATATTAAATTCTTCGATAAGTTTTTTCTTCATATCTTTTAGTTTCAATTCTGATAAATCAAGAGACACCGGCAAACCATTAATATCATTTAAAATAACTGATTCATTAACAATATCATCTATAGCATTTTCAATTTCTGGATAAAGTGCCATTTCTCTATATTTATTGATAAGGTCTGCTTCATCTTTTATATTAGCTTCAAAAGATAATTGAGTAGAATAAAAATCACCAAGTATGTTATTAGTTACCACACTAGCAGTCATATCCCCTTCAACCGGATTTACAATTTCGTCATACTTTTTCTTTATAACATCTACTTTCTTTTTTTTACCTATTAAATTAAAACCAAATAAATTGAGTAAATTCAAATTTTTCTCTTAGTTTTTATTTTATTTATAATAACTTTTCTTTATCACAAAAAATAAAAAAAAAGGTTATAACCAGCGAGACTATTTTTCTCCTCACTAATTACAACCCTAATTTTTTTCTTAGAAATTGTTTTAATAGTAAAAAATAATATTATTTATCAAGTGAAGTTGTAAACCAATCAAATTGAAGTGTAACAACACTTTCTGATATTGTGTCGTTTGAATCCCACGCCATATCAACAGCTTCTATTCCTGAAGGAAAAACTCCATGAAGTGTATAGGCAAGTGCTTCTGAACCATCTCTTTTTAATTGTCTTATAATTGCCTCAACTTTATATCCATTATCATCTTGTCCTGACATAAAATTACTATCTGTTAAATTTTCTTCTGGACTATTGATTTTATGTATCCATTGTTCAAAAGCTGAGCGTATTTTCATATCTTCATCATTCATTATAGTAATTGACCACTCTTCATAAGTTCTGTTCCCAAATACTTTAATATCTCTACCTTGATATGGAACTGTTATCACTCCCATTGTAGTAGCTGGTAAAGATGAACCTTTTGCGTGAAAACTTAATAATTCTCCAACATCTTCACCTTTCGTTTTCATTTCAATATAATACAGGTTAGGTCTCGCACCTTCTGTAAATTGACTCTTAAAATTATTTACACTCAATTTTCCTTTATCTGCGTTTGCCATTTTTTTTATCTCCTAAAATATTTTTTCTTTATTTTAAATATAGTTTTAATTTAATATTTCCCAACCACTTCATTAAAAGTTACACCTGTTGCAACAGCTACAAAATTAAGTTGAATATAATTTATTGACCTTGCTGGTTTTATATAAATATCTCCAATAAATTCGTTTCTATCCATTACATCTGAAGTATTATTGCTTTCATCTGCGACTACTGAAAAATCTGTTATCCCCCTTCTACCTTGAACCATTCTTAAATAAGGATTTACCATATTCAAAAATGTTGTCCTTGTAACCGGGTCGTTAAATTCAAACAATAAATATTTAGCAGCTGTTGAAATAGCTTTTTCAAGAACTATAAACAACCTTCTTACATTTATTCTATCAAAAGCAGAAGGCTTAATTTGCATAGTTTTATCACCATACAATACTGCTCCTTCTCCGGGAAATATAAGAACTGAATTTATACTTTTCTTATAAAGTTCGTCTCTATCCCCTTGTTCTGGTTTCCAACCTAATTTTACAACGTTCCTTATGCCACCTCTATTAAATCCTGCTGGCGACCACCAACTATCTCTCAACATATCTGTTCGTACACATAAGCCGGCAATATCTCCGTTCAGTGGTAGCCATCTATATATATCATTATACTTATCATATTGATATTTCCAGTTACTATCAAAAAATCCATAAGAACTTGAAGGGAATCTATCTCGATATGCCACAATATCTTCCGTTTCTGAATCTTTATTATTTACACAAGAATTAAACGGAGGAGATATAAAAGCAACACAGTCTTTTCTCTTCTCAGCAATCGCAAGAGCATATAAACTAACAACCAACGGAGCGTTCCCGGTTAATATCAAAGAAATATCAACTTTTTCCGGGTCGTTTAATAAATCGTAACCCACCATATAATCGCCTTCTGCTAATTCTTTTTTTCCGTCTGAACCACCACTTAAAAAAAATGTTGTGGGTAAACTATCAGGAATTTCGTTATAATCTTTTACTTCTAAAACTGATTGTCCCCATTTATCTGCGTTATTAGAACAATGGTCTAACAGATATACATATTTTGATTTTTTAAGTAAAGCTGTTTGATAATAAGAGTTTGTGCCATTATATTCTTTTCCGTCAAAAGATTTTGATAATCCTTGATAAGTTTCGAGGATTGTATTTGGATAATCTGTAAATTTTCCGAGTTCATCAACAACAACTATATGAAGCTCGTCATTTTTTCCGCCTCTATCAGCAATATATTCTGATGTTGTGGGTGGAGTATCAAAGAAAGAAAAATATTCCCACCTAACTGTAACAGAATCCCCAGAATATATATTTGTAAAAAATGGTTCATTTAATATTGCAAATCCATCAACTATATCTACAACTTGTCTTTCAACACCAACATAATATATAAAACTTCCAACTACTATTTTATCTGCCACAAGGACATCTTCATCTGAAAATGATAATTTGTTTCCGTCTGTAATTATATTAGTATAAGTTTTAGCGAAAGCGTCTGAACTTGGACACATAGAAATTTTTAATGAATTTCCTAAAGAACCAGCATATCTAGCACTAAAATAAGTATCTGGTAAACTATTTTGACCCTTAGTATAATTCAACTCATAATCTTCTTCGTTTAATATTCTTATAGGTTTATCGCCATTGGTTGCGTTTGTAGCGTCATCGGCTACGGCTCTTATCAATTTTAGATTATTTCCATAACCCAAAAAATTAGAGGCTGTAAAAAATGAAATATAATTGTCTTTGGTTGGTGAACCAAAAGTTGTAACCAAATCTTTTTCACTTGTTATAAGCTCTATTGAATTGGCAGAACCCCAACTAAAACTTCCAACAAATCCACCTGCTGTAGAAGAAACTGCTGGAATTATATTTGTTAAATCTATTTCTGAAAAATTTACTCCGGGAGATAACTGAAAAGGCATTTTGAATACTCCTTATTATTTTATTTTTATTTATAAATTTTAATTTTCTATATAAATAATCATCTATCTTACATATATAAAACCTTTATTCCATAAAATTATTTCTTTTTCATCACCTTGTAAAGACACTTCATAAACAATTTTTGAAGACTCTTTACCTTTATAAACTGTATAATCTTGAAATTTATATGGAGTCGTTCTTCTTAATGTAGAAAATTTTATGGATAAATCTAACAATGGGTTTTGGTCTGTACCAATAAGAATACCATCACCCTTTGTAGGCGGTATTCCAAATTCAGAAAATTTATCCAATTCAATATTTACCGTTCCGAAAGTCATCAGTTCAAAATTATTAGGTGAAAAATATAAATCAGAAAATTTAAAAGGAATATTATACTCGGCTCTCAAATAAACTTTAGTTGTATAAAATATTTGTTTCTCTGTTCCACAAAATAATTTAAACCCTTGAGCGATATAAACCTTCTCATATAAAGAATCTATTATGGTTACATTATTATCTAAAAATTCTTGTGTATTTGCTACTTGAAACAATGGATTTATATTATCTCCAACTGTTAAAGGAATAGAAGTAAACCCCCCTCCATCAGTTACCATATCACAATATACTTTTTGTAGTGTTGTAAATCCTTCGGGTTTAATTAAATAAAATCCATCCCCACCAGTTTTTTCATCGTATAAATGTTTTGTATCACCATATAATTCTGGATGTCTATATTCATTTCCACAAGTGGCATAAGTACCATCCGCCCAAAATCTGCCTGTGTTGCTATCGCCAGCAAAACCTGCTGTCCCTGTAACTCGTTCCCAAGTATCATTTTTTTTCATCCAACCCTCTGCTACATTTTTCCATACAGAATTTTTTTTAACAAGTATTTTGGTAACGTCTCGCCAGCCTTTTGTATCCGATTTAATTTTTATCATTTTAGGTTTATACTTTTTATTTTATTTATAATTATTATTTTTTTTTGTTGCTTATTTATTTCTTTACTTATTTGTGTCAAGAGCTTATCTTCTGTTTTATACAAGTTTCTTAAAGCTGTATTAGTATCACTTATTGATTTTGACATTTTCTTATCTCTTGATTTTTCGCTTAATTTATCCAGAGCTTGCTGTATCAGTTCTTCAATATTGTCTTCTTTTGTAATAGTTAATGCTGTTTTCAAAATGTTCGTACTTTGTTTGGAGGCGTTTTCTAAAAAGGCTAAAATTTTTATAAATGTATTGCCATCTATATTTTCTATTTCATAATAACTATTAACCGCACTTCTAGGAGCTAAAGTATATCTAGGTGATTCCTCTTGTATATGAACTTGATAAAAAGGTTCATTAGGATTACTTTTTTGTCCTGTTTTTAATAATGAAAACTCACCGCCTTTTTTATTGTAAGTTATTTCATTATCATATTGTAGGAAATATGGTTTATTTGTGTCAACATTACCTTCCGTATCAACTGGTTTATTTAATTCCCCACCACCAAAAACTATTTTATCAACTTTTAAATAATCTGTATTTGTTCCAAATATTGCTTTCTTAAAATTTTCATCAGACTGACATATCATAGCTATTTTAAAAATTCGTTTAATTTTTTTATAAAATTCAGTCTTTACTTTTTTAAACTTGATATTATTCACATCTTTATCTTCAGGAAAAAATGTTTTATTAAGAGCGGTAGAAGTTTTTATATTATATGTTGAACTAAAATCATTAAATAATTTTGAAAAATTAAATGGTAAATTACTATCCTTAGATACCGGAACTTCATTATTACAATCACCTAATTTTTTTAATAAAATCTTGAAAGTATCTATTTTAAATTGTGCTAATTTTAATTCATTATTTTTTTGATTGGATTCTGTTTCTAAATTTTTTAATTCTTTTTCTCTGTTATCTTCTATTTTTTTTATGTTTATGACACTTGTATTATTATGGAGAACTAATATAGATTTATCTGACTCTGTTTTTATATTTTGTAACTCATTATTTAATTCAATTATAAATTTTTTCTGAGCTGTTATCTTCGTTGATATTTCTTTTTTAAGTTTTTGATTAAGCTCTTGATTATATGTTGATTGCTTATACTTTTCTTTGTTATCCAAATTTTTTATTACATCAACCATACATTTTTGTAAAATCATATCGCAAAAAGTAATAAATTTATTATATTCATTATTATCATCGCCTTTTTTAATAAAATTTCTACCGCCAGCGTAATTTTGAAATTTTCCTATAGTGTGTTTATGACTATAACCACCACCAATCTCAAAGGTTTCTTTATCCGTTTTCGTTAAAAAAACAATATCAGCTTTAGTTGAAGCCAAACCTTTTATTTCTTTACCACCTGAGAACTCAGTTATTTTATTTCTAATAGATTTTAATTTACTAACTTGAAACACCCCATATACAGGTACGTCTAATTTATCTTCACTAATATCCATTTGAACAGGTTTTGTTAGTGTAAAAAAAACAGAGCTTTTCTTTTCTATAATTTTTGTTAAGTTTTCTTTGTATTTTTTTATGTCATCTGTCTCTTTAATTAGATTTAATATATTTTTTTGATACTTAGCAATTTTCATTTCTAAATCCCGTTTCTTTTTGAATCCTTGTTGAAATGTTTTTTTAACATCTGCCGGGTTTTTAAAATCTTTTAAATTCTCAACTGCGTTTTTGTCTAATAGTTCTTGCAAGTTTTTTTTGTTTGTCTTATATTCTCCACAAAATTCTTCATACTCTGGTAATAACTTAGGATTTATTTGGTTTTTTTTATCTTCATTTTTATTATTCTCTTCTATAATTGTTTTTATCTTTTCATTGTTGTCTTTTATATATTTATCTATCTCAGTTGTATCATCTAACAATGGGTTACTAGCTAATTTTTTACTTGCAATATTGAATTGAATAAATATATCTCTAATTTCTCCCTGTTCTTTTTCTGTTGACCTTCCACCTTTTACGAAAATTTTATTACAAGCTATTGCTTTAGCTTTATTATTCACTAAATAATAACCAGATACTATTTTTGAGTCTTTACCATCTTTTTCATAACTATAACCTGACTCTGATGACTCTGCTGTATAAAGAATATCTTTTTCTTTTCCTATTTTTACAATAAAGAAAAATTCACTTATAAAAAAATCCGTAACCGGACTATTATCTTCACTAAATAAATTTTTTTTATTGTTTGGAATTAAAATTGGACAATTATTCAATTTTTCTGTTCCAGAAAATATACAATTTTTTAACAGGTCATCAGGAGATTTTAATTCAATTTTTTGACATTCTTTTGAGGCTATTTTTAAAGATGTTATATGGGAACTATACGTTTTACTATCATCTTTTATTTCATAATTATCTGTCTTTTTTTTATATAAAAAATATAATAATCTTTCTATTCTTTCTTTAAATTTTGATGGAGTATTATTACTCCCTTCTAAAATATTTGTTGCTCGTTGGATTATCATTCCCATTTATAGTAACCTATTCATTACAAATATAAATTTATTCAATATAATTTTCAGCAGTTTTTATTATCATGATTACCTTTTCTATGATGTTTTATAGCAATACCTACAAATTGTTTAATAATGTCTAAAAATTCGTTTACAAATTTCATAAGTCATTACTTCCTTTATAATTTATATAAAGATTGACTCCAATAATTCTTTTAAACTTTTCAATAAAAATAAAAATTTTGCCAATAATTCTAATAACATTTACTTTACTCCTAAAATGATTATAATTAAGCTCCGCCAGTAAAGATGTTTCCAAACATTTCAATAAATAACTTAAAAGACTCTATTGTCGCTAATATAATTGCTGATATTATTTCCATAACTATAATCACTTCCCTTTATATAAGATTATTTTTATTTATAATTAAAATTATTCTGTAAATTTAGTATTACCAACTACAAATTTATTCAATTCAGTTTGTAATTTTTTCCAATGTGGAAGAAACAAAGACATATATCTAAAAAATTTTTGACTATGGTCTGGTTGAAGTAAATGTACCATTTCATGGACAAGGATATATTCTAAATGTTCTGGTTTTGCTTTTGCAAGTTCAAGATTGAGTAAAATATGTTTTTTAACAAATGAACAATTTCCCCAACTAGCTTTCATAAGTCTTACATCCCAAGTTTTAGGAGAAGCACCAATTATTTTTTCCCATTTTTTAATAAGTGGTGGGATAAGTTTTTTCAATTCTGCTCTATACCATTCTTTTAAAATTGTTTCTTTTTTAATTTTTGTGGTATTGGGTTTTACATACAGATTCAAAATTTTTTTAGTTTTTTCGACAACAATTTTAGGTGTAGATTTTACTTCAATAATATTTAACTGGTATTTATCCCCCTGAAAATATACAAAAACGTTATCACCTAATTCTTTTGGTGTCATCTTATATTCTTGAGATTTAATTTTCTTTTGTCCGCTTTTTATCCAAACTAATTTTGCTTTAACCATTTTTTTTATACTATCGTTTATTGTATTTAATGGAACTGTCATTATAACTTTTCCGTCTGGAGGTTCAATACTCAGATAACTGTTTTTTATCTTTTTATAGATAACGTTAATTTCAATTTTTTCAACAATAAGTTGGGAAGTTTTATTTGGCATAAATTTTTTTTGGAATAGAAATATTATATCCTTTTAGATTTTATTTATATATATAATAATGTAAAATAATTTAACAGTAAAGCTCTTATTTTTAATTGTTTTTGTTATAAGATAATTATTTTTGCAGGATATAATGAGTTGTCGCATTTTTTGCGACAACTCAAATAAATTTATTTCTGTTACTCTTCTGTGTCTTCTTCTTTTTTTATATAATTTTTAAATTCCTTAACGTCTTTCATATTTATTACTTTGCTTATTACAGTCAAATCTTTTTTTTCATTATTTTGGTGTTGTGATGCTACAGTCTTATTTGATGTATGGGTTTCTTTTTCATTTACATAGACAACGTCAAGACTCCCTGTTGGGTTATCTGTATGAGCAAATTTTATTATACTCTTTGTGATATAATTCAAATCTCTAACATCAACATAAAAATATGCTTTAACTAAAAATTCCAATGTCGTAAGTACAATTCTTCTGCTCTCAAAAATTTCTTCAAAATTATCTTCCCATGATACGTTTTCTAATACCACTTGAAGGTTATTAACTATGTCTATTTCTTCATGGTCTTGAACTTCTAGGGTAATGTAAGGATTAAAGAATGGTAGTATCTGGTCAAGTATCTGGCTCATCATCGTAAGGTTTACAGTTTGAATATAAAGTGTAAAACTAAAATTATAAGGTGCTGGAGCGTACAATATTTTGTTAGCTGGTTTACCTTCTACTTTACTACCTACAATCTTACT